CTGAATTATCTGAACGCTGTCTAAATTTGCCAAGGGCTTTTTCTAGTGCAGTTTCATAATGAATAGGGTCAAGTTCAACATCAATCATGCCTCCGCCTAACATAGCGTTTACATAATCGAATACATCTTGTTTTTGTGTGCTTAATGCCATTTCTTGTTCTCCACTAGTATTTATGCTAACGATAAATACTTATACTATGCCAAGACTCAGTTTATACAAACCCGAAAAGGGCAATGATTACGATTTCTTAGACAAAACTATTACCGAAATGTTTACAGTAGGTGGTACAGATGTCTTTGTACACAAGTATCTAGGCCCCGCAAATCCAGACGAAGCAGACGCTACGCCTGCACAACCTCGTTATGATGCTGTTAAAGAAACCAACATACAAGACATGTTGTTCTTAGAAAACAGAGATCGTAAGTATGATCCAGACATTTATAAAATGCGTGGCATTTATAATATACAAGATATTGACTTTGATATGAGTCAATTCGGATTGTTCTTACAAAACGATACATTGTTTATGACAATTCCTATTAATTATAGTGTTAGAACACTAGGGCGTAAAATTATGCCAGGAGATGTTATTGAACTTCCACACTTAAAAGACGAACATGCACTTAATGATTATAGTGTAGCACTAAAACGTTTTTATGTTGTAGAAGATGTAAACAGAGCCGCTGAAGGATTTACACAAACTTGGTATCCGCATTTATACAGAATTAAATTAAAACAAATTGTTGACTCACAAGAGTTTAAAGAAATACTTGATTTACCTTCAGAAGAAGGAAGTACAAATACACTACGTGATGTTCTTAGTACATACGAAAAAGAAATGCAGATTAATAATGCTGTACTTGCTCAAGCAGAAGCTGATGCACCTAAGTCAGGTTATGATACTACAAACTTATATACTATTGCTAAAGATGACAATGGTAACGTAGCATTAAAAACTACAGACATATCAGATATTGATGCAAGTTCACAAGAACTATTAGTTGATAGAATTTCAGAAACACCAACACGCTCTGAGTACAATGGTTATTTGGTTGGCGATGGTGTACCACCTAATGGAGAAGCGTTTGGACATGGTCCTAGTTTCCCAACTAACTCAGTCGAAGGAGACTATTGGTTAAGGACAGACTTTATGCCTAATAGATTATTTAGACAAGACGGTAGCCGTTGGGTCAAACAAGAAGATTCAGTACGTATGACAATGACAAATACAGATACTAAAGCAACACAAAAAGGTACATTTGTTAACAACGCATCACAGAATGTTATTGGTGACGAAACTGTAACAGAAAGACAACCGTTGAGTAAAATTTTAAAACCGAAGGCGGATAATTAATGAGACATAAAATTGCAGGAATACTATTTTTAATTTTAGGCGTATATTTTTTAAATAACGACATGGGACATATGAACCACGGACCTAGCTTATTTGGTATAGGTGAAATGTCATGGATGTGGTTTACTATGGCAGTTGTGCATCTCCTAATTAGAGATTGTAACTGCCCAAAGTGTAAGGGATAACAATGCAACACTTTTATGATGGACAAATAAGAAGATACATTACTCAGCTAGTAAGACTAATGAGTAACTTTTCGTATGCTGATAGCAAAGGTAATCTTGTTCAAGTTCCTGTTATGTACGGAGATATTACAAGACAAGTTGGCGCCATTATAAAAGACAATAGCGAAAATAAAATACCAAGTGCTCCACGTATAGGAGTATATGTTACTGGATTAGAAATGGATCGTACTAGAACTGCTGATGCTACATACACCGGCAAAGTACATCTTAGAGAACGTGAATATGATGCAGAAGGTAAAGAATATTTAAACACACAGGGTAACAATTATACTGTTGAACGTTTAATGCCTACACCATATACACTAAAAGTTAATGCAGATATTTGGTCTACTAACACAGAACAAAAACTACAAATTATGGAACAGCTATTAATGTTCTTTAATCCTAGTTTAGAAATACAAACTACAGACAACTATGTAGACTGGACAAGTTTAAGTGTTGTTGATTTAGAAAATATTGTTTTTAGTGGAAGAACTATTCCTATGGGAATTGATACTGAAATAGATGTAGCAACACTATCGTTTTCAACACCAATTTATATTAGTCCTCCAGCTAAAGTTAAAAAGCTAGGTGTCATAACAAGTGTTATAATGAGTATCTTTGATGAAACTAAAGGTACTATTGATTTAGGAAAATCAATGCCAGAGCTTAATGCTTATGATGACAGTTGGGCAAACAGTACTAAAAACAAAGACAGTTCAGAAAGAATACACATACAAGTGAACACAGCATTAAACTACGATGCTATTGTTACTAACAATATTGTACAACTTGGTAAGAATGGTATATCAGGTGAAATTAATTGGCGTGAATACCTTGAAGTAGAACCTGGTGAATATAGAGCAGGATTAAGTAAAATTTATCTAAACAGAATCGATTTAGCCGCTCCAGTTGTAGGTACTATTGCACTAAATGATTTAGACGAAACACAACTTATTGTTAATTGGGACGAAGATACTATTCCAACTAATACAGTATTAGGATTACCAAATAGTCCACAAAAAGGAACTATTGATGCAATTATTGATCCAACTAGAACTAATCCAACTAACTTAAAAGTACCTGGTAACAGAATATTATTACTAGGAGATATTGGTTCTACAGATAACACAGATGGCGCCGATGCTTGGAAAGATAGTGGCGGTAATGACACACTAGTTGCTAGTGAAAACGATATTATTGAATGGTCTGGAACAGAATGGCAAATAGTATTTGATTCAAGTACCAAAACAGAGCCATCAACTGACATAACATATACAACCAATTTAACTACTGGTATACAATACAAATGGGACGGTGTAGAATGGACACTATCCTTTGAAGGCGAGTATCGAAAAGGAAGCTGGCGTTTAGTACTCTAAATAAGTACTTGTATGGAACAAATTATTTGTAGTGGTGCTCTATTCTATTCGTTGACAACACAACGTTTCTTATTCTTACACCGTACACAATCAAAACAAAATAATGTTTGGGGTCTTGTTGGGGGAACTAACGAAGATACAGAAATCCCTTACAAAGCTCTGCTACGTGAAGTTAAAGAAGAACTTGGTAGCGTTCCAAAAATTATTAAATCAATCCCATTAGAAACATTTGTAAGTAATGATGATAAGTTTCAATTTCATACTTATTTGTGTGTTGTAAAAGATGAATTTTTACCTTTACTAAATGACGAGCATAACGGATATGCTTGGGTTAGTTTTCAAAATTGGCCAAAGCCATTGCACATGGGATTACGCAACACATTACAAAATAAACAAAACTTAACTAAACTACAAACAGTATTTCAACTAGTTTCGTTATTACAAGAGTCGGATATCTAAATGAGTAAAGTATTAGTAATTGGTGATGTAATCATCGACAAATATATCTATGGTACTAGTACAAGGATTAGTCCTGAAGCACCTGTACCTATAGTTAATCTTGAAAATGTTTCAACATCTTTAGGTGGTGCAGGACTTGTTTATGAAAACTTAAAAAGTCTAGGTGTTGACATAGAACTATTTGAAACTAATCAACCTAGAAGTGTTAAAACTAGAGTAATTTGTGACGGACATTATATTACAAGGTTAGACGAAGATCAAAATGCAAATTCAGGTGTAGTATTAGATGAAGTATTATGTAGTGATTTTTCAGAATATGATTATGTAATATTAAGCGATTACGACAAAGGTGTACTAGATAATGCAAAACAAATTATTGCACACATTAACAGTCAAGGTCCTAAAGTAATTGTTGATCCAAAGCGTTATGCACATGACTATGAAGGTGCTTGGTTAGTTAAACCAAATAACAGCGAATATACTAAGTTTGAATTTGACGAATGGAAAGGTAATATTATTACCACTGATGCAGGACGTAATGTTATTGCTACAATAGACAACATTGAATATACAATTCCTGTTGAACAAGTTGAAGTATCAGATGTTACAGGTGCAGGTGATTGTTTCCTTGCTACGTTTGTATATGCACTAACAAAAGGTTACACACATAAACGCTGTTTAGAATTGGCTGTCAAAGGTGCTACTGAAGCAGTTAAACATGTAGGCACACATATCATAACAATTGATGATATTAATGATACTATTGTATGGACTAACGGAGTGTTTGATATACTACATATAGGCCATTTAAAGCTACTTAGACACGCACACACGCTTGGTAAACGCCTAGTGGTGGGCATTAATAGCGATGCAAGTGTAAAGCGTTTAAAAGGTGAAACTAGACCCATTAACGATGAGCAAACACGCAAAGCCGCTTTGTTAGAATTGGGATTCATTGATGAGGTAATTATATTTGATGAAGATACACCAATAGAAACTTTGGTTAATATCATGCCTGACATAATTGTTAAAGGCGGAGATTATACAGTTGATACAGTAGTAGGAAATGAACTAGCAGAAGTTGTTATCTTTCCAATTATTGAAGGTGCAAGTACAACGAAAATTATAGACGAGATTAGAAAATGAATATTTTAATTACAGGACATGAAGGATTTATTGGTAAAAACCTTGGAGCATACTTACAATCTAAAGGACACAATGTTGAAGGCTTTGAATGGAAGCCAAACATTATACCAGATCCTGAACCATACGATAGAGTAATTCATTTAGGTGCTATTAGTAGTACTACTGAACGTGACGTTGAAAAGATCATGGAACAAAATTACGAGTTCTCAATGCGTCTATTACAGCTATGCGATCAAAAAGGAACTACATTAATGTATGCTAGTAGTGCTAGTGTATATGGCGACAAGTTTGAAGAAAATGCTAAACTACAACCACAAAGTGGATATGCATGGAGTAAGTATTTATTTGATAGATTTGTAATGCAAGTACCAGAGTTTATGGTTAATGTACAAGGATTTAGATTCTTTAATGTATATGGACCAGGTGAAGAACACAAAGGCGATCAAATGAGTGTGTTTCACAAGTTTGAAAAACAAGCTAAAGAAACAGGTGTTATAAAAGTATTTGAAGGTAGTGATAAAATAGATAGAGATTTTATCCATGTTGGCGATGTATGTGAAATTATCGAAAAATTTATTGATGTTGATAATACAGATATATGGAATGTTGGTACAGGTACACCTCGTTCATTTATGGAAATTGCTGAACTGTATGCCAAAAAGTATAATGCTAAAATTGAAGAAATACCTATGCCAGAAGAGCTTAAAGGACAGTACCAGTATTACACCTGTTCTCACAATAAAAAGTTAATTAATAGTATAGGCGTTCATAATTTTAGAACAATCGAGGAGTATATAAATGCCAGCAAGACATAGTGGTAAAGTAGACAAAGGTTGGGGATACGAATTAATTTGGGCAACCAATGATTTGTATTGTGGAAAAATTATGGTTTTTGAAAAACTTGGTGCAAAATTTAGTATGCACTTTCATAAAGAAAAAGATGAATCATGGTTTGTAAATAGCGGATCATTTAAACTTCGTTACATTGATACGCAAACAGCTACAGTAATGGAGAAGACTTTAGGACCAGGCGATACATGGAGAAATCCACCATTAATGCCACACCAGTTAGAAGCACTTGAAGTAGGTAGTAGTATTACTGAAGTAAGTACACCTGATTCTATTGAAGATAATTATAGAATTATTCCAGGTGACAGTCAAGGTGTTGTGGTACAACCAGAGGCCACACCAGATGCA